CGGGCTTGCCACCTGCTTCACGCTTCGCCGCGTTATACGCTAAAAACATTAAGTCCCAAATTCCGATGGAATCTTGAGCCTTGCCGATGGTGTTGCCTGTTGCTTTTTCCCACTTAGCCCATTCAGGAGGTTGTGCAACATAGGTTGCTTTCTCACCTGAGTTGAACTCGATCAGAATTGGCAGTTTCATTTTGTGCTCCCGTTTCTATTTTTTAACTAAAGGTTTCGACGACTGCGCCCTTAGATACTTTGAATGTGAATGATACTGTCTGAGCATCAGTTCCTGCTCCACCTGCGGTTGGAAATTCAGGCATGATTGGGAAAACAAATTGTGCGCCTGTAGCTGCAGTCAATGAAATTGAAATGTCTGTATCAGGTGCAGATTCTGCTGCAGCCCAAAGTGCCTCGCATACTGAGTTAGCCTTGCCCCAGTCTGCAAGCATTTCAAGTGCAAATGTGCCTTCAACATTAACTGTTTTATACGCTTCACCATCAAGTGTTTGATAGGTTTCACGAACATTTGTCTTTGTGAGAACTGCTGATGTCGCTTGAGCATCGATGTCTGTTCCACCTGTGAAAGACAAAGAAACATCGCGACCTGTAATTACTGTGGTTGCCATTTATTTTCCTTTAGGTTGTTTGTGTGTAGTAAGTGGAAACTCGAACATCGGACACCAAGCAATTTGATGGGCCGACCTGAGTAACTGTTGGTTTTTCAACCGCCTCGATCGTGTACCCAACAGGGATGACGGCGAGAACGCTCATGATTAACTGCTCCAAATTGTCCAGGCTTGCTGGATTGGAGTTGTAAGCAACCGCAACTGAAATGACCAAATTGATTTTGGTGTGCAGGGTTGACTTATTGATTGTCTGTAATTCTAGATAAGGAGAGTCTGGAACTGTCACGCAAAACGGCACTTGAGGCGCTTCGGGAACATAAGCATAAACATTAGCTGCAACGCCTGCTAAGGCAGTGGCTAAAGGTTGACGAACATCCGAAAGAATTGTTGAGGCTGGCATTATTGAGCCATTGTTTCAACATCGAGGTATTGACCGAGCAACCCCGAAACTCTGTTGAATAGTGACCGCCCGAGTCTATAAGGTGAAACTGATGTGAAATCTACGCCCTCGATTTGTCCACCTGGAGCAATTCGGGATTGAAACACTTCGACTGCAACTGCCAAAACGGCAGATTCAACTGCACTGACACCAACATAAGTAGATGCACCTGAGAGGGTTGCAAGTCCTGATGGGATGACATTGCGTTCAAGAACATCTGCATTGGTGATTGAAACATCGAAAGTGTATTCCTCGGGATCAGAAAGAATTGTGAATGTGCCTGTAAAAGGCGAACCGCAACCTGTAATTACAACAGATTGTCCTTCAGTAAATTCATGAATGTTTGTTGTGTGATAAGTAGCGACATTATCTGTCAGCGATACTTTATCAACTGCCGTTGCGTACTTAACGAGCATTGGCAAAATTACTGCCTCACTAGTGTCAATCACATCGGTTAGATAACTGTCCGAGTAGAGAGAAACACTAACGCCCAAAATACTGCGCAGTTCTGCAACTGTGACGATTGAAGCCATTAGTGTTCCTCTCTGTTAAACGGCTGAGGGGGAGATCGGGAGCAACCTCCCCCTCATGATTAGTTGTTTAGATTAAGCGTTATTGTTAAATGTGAACGCGCCACCTGCAGTTAATGTTGCAACTGCACCGTAGCCGTAGTATCCAACTTCAACTTGACCTGTTGAAACAATGTTTGAGCGAAGTTGCAGTGGTCCTGCGCCTTCATACCAAACGAATGAATCACGGTTGACCATGACGATTGAATCGTCACCAACACCTGACATGTTTGGATCAACATAAACTGGAAGTCCGAGAACTGAACCAACTGGTGATCCTGGCTCGATGTCGCCAAGTGAGTTTTGTGGTGAACCTGCAACATTGAACAATGGACGCTTATTTGAGTCGTTCAATGCAATGATGTTTGCCCATTGATCAGGTGACATAACAACACCTGTTGGGAAACGCTTTGTAGCTGCATAGATTGAAGCTGCACCGCGTGAAATAAATCCTGAGAATTCATCTCCATCCCAAGGAAGTGTGATTGCAGTTGAATCTAATGTTCCTGCCTTGATTGCTGTTGCAACTTCAGAATCTGTTGCTGCAGCGTATTGATCTGCCATGAGGCGGACCATTTCCTCAAAGAAGGCGGGTGTAGACAAATCGAGGACCTCTACATCGAATTTTTGCATGCCCGCAAATTTTTTCTGCGTAACATCCACATATTCGATTTCAATCTGAGTATCTGAGAACGCACCCTTTTCAGCAGCGACTGCGACTGATGGTGCAGTTTTTACGCGAGGAATTTGGAATTTTAATCCAGTGCCTGTTGGGATTGTTGCAGTGCGAATTGCAGAAATTGCTGGACGCACATTTGTTGTCTTTGGATTCCACACTGTTGTTAGTTGTGGTGTTTGGTTCAAACCTGCAAGTTCAGTTGCAAGTGTTCCGTCTGATGCAGCAGCAACATAAAGAGCAGATGTTGAATCGCCAAGTGTTGCGCGAACTGAGTGCTCAAGGAATGATGCTGGTGATGTAATTGGGTGACGAACTGTTGTCTGAATGAATGGCGCAGTTGCAGCCTTCACTTCGACCTTAGCAGCCTCTACCGTTTCTGCGGCAGATGCTTCTGGAACGGTAGTGTCTGACACTTGTTCTCCTTCTATTGATTGGGTTGTGTTTTCCTGAGTTTCCTCAGAAATTTCGGGTGTATCTGTTGCAGCTACTTTTTCTACAACACTTCCTGGAATAGCGCCTGATGTAACAAGGCTGACTTCTACGAGTTGAGAATCAGAAATTGCCATGACTCCCTCATCATTTGTCCAGGAATCAACTTGCACTCCAACGCTGAAATCTGATCGAAGCCCTGTCGCAGCTTCTTCAAGTGCATCGTTTCCTGCAGTTGTTTTAGCAATTTTGAATGAAGCAGTTATTCCACTTGCATCCTGTGACCACTCAACGAGTTTTCCGATTGGCTTTGTAATTTGGTGCTCAAGCACTAATTTTGTATTCTTGCCAAGTTTGATTGAATTTTCAAGAAATTTTGTTTGCCCTGCTGATGTATTTCCAACGGCATCCCATTGAACTATGCGACCTGCAATGATGCGTGATTCGGCATCGGATGCAGTGAGTGTGACTGGCATTGTTATTTTCATTTTATGCTCTTTCTCCATTGTCGATTAAATCTTCTTCTTCTCTGATTTGCTCGACTGACATTGCACCGATTGTGTTAAGAATCTGATAAACCTGAGCACGCTCCAACGCATTTCCGCGAAGGAAGTCGTCAAGTGAAAAGCGAATTTCCGTGGTACTGCTAACAAAATCCGCCATACTGAGGCGTTGTTCAATCGCGGTTAAGATTGGACGAAGTGAGAAATCAATAAGTCCACGGCGCTCTGAGGTTGTGTTTGAGTAAGTCATCGATGTTGTTTCAGCGCTGACGAAATATGCAGGAAGGTTGCAAGCGCGAGCCAATTCCAAAGCGACATACTGGCGCGCCTCATTGAGTTGGAGTTTCGCTGGATCGATGCCCAACGCTTGCAATTCGACATCAGCATTAAGAAATGCAGTTGATTTGTTTAGACGAGCTGCGCGCCATGCTTCAAGCAATTTTGCAATGCGCTCTGCTGGCAAGTTTGTGCCATTTGATTTCAAAACCTGCAATGGAACAGGCTCTTTTGCAAATGTTTCTGCAGCTTGTTCCAAAGCATGTGCCGCACGAATTGTGCGACCTGCGCGATTAAGAATTCCTTCATCCAAACCATAAAAAACAATGAGTGAACCAACGCCTTGATTTGGAACGATTGCGCCATCTACTTGATAGCCGATAATTTCAGTTGAGTTAGCATTTAACTTTGCAACAACTCGATCAGGTGCAATTCTTGTCCATGCACGCACACGACCTGTATCACCGTACTGTTCCATTACCATTCCGTAAGCAACGCCAAAGAATAGTAAATCCTCAGCAATCCAAGCATAAATTGCAGAACCTGGAACGCGTGGATCAGGTTGATTGATTACTGATGGAGTTCCTAAATGTGCGCCATTAAGTTTTGAGTATTGCTCCATTGGCAAACTTGCAACTGTAGAACAAAGAATTCCTCGAGCGCGTGCGATTGTTGGAACTGCCATTGCTTGAGCGCGTGTTGCGGATGATGACCAGTTGTAAAAGCCACCAACTAATGATGTGTTGTTGAATGGAGCAGGAGTAGCTGCTGCATCGACTGTGATTGGCTCATCAGGAGTAGCAGGCAAGAAAAAATCGCGGATTCCCATTAGACAAATTATACCATTATGTCAACCGACTTGAATGTCAACTTCCGTTTCAGCCCGTGTCGCAAAATGAGTCACCATTGAAGCTGCAACGCCACCGCAAACGATTCCTGACTTTAATCTGCCCATGACCCAACCACCATCGCCTCTTTGAAGTTTGACCGCAGACAAAACTTGCTTATCGAGTTCCTCTTGTCCTTTATGGACTAGACGATTTGAGGAAATAGCCGAAACAAATTCATCGCAGCTCTGTTGATATTCGATTCCTGAGATTTCATGGATTGGAATACCTGCAGGTTGCAACCTAGCGGCAACTGCTGCTGCGGTTGACTTACTGAACGCCACTGTGTTGACGGGATACTTACGAACCCAAGTTGCGACATCGTTTGCAAGCAATTTGTCATCCAGGTTAATCGGGTTGTACCAAGTTTGAAGCAAGGAAACCATAAATTTATCTTTGCCGATTCTCTGACCTGCAACGAGAGCTGCATGCTGACGGTCGGGGCTAAGATCAATAGCAAACCAAGTGTCTTTTTCAACATCGAGTTTGACTTTTTCGTCCTTGCACTTCGCCCACTCGCTCGGGATGATGACTGGATTTATCATGTCAACAAATTGACACAAAACCTCAGTCCGGAAAATGTCCTCGCGATCTGATAGCGAATCTCTGATGTTATCTTCATGAATTGTGTAGCCTAAAGATGGATTTGCTTGATACCACCCGTCAATGTCGTTAATTGGCTTGTCTTGTTCGGCGGACCACTCGAACCAACCAATAGAATCCTCACCGCCTTGAGAAGCTGCAAGTCCTCGCTCTCTTAACTTGAGAAGCAACACTGATTGAGCATGTCCAGCATTTGAATAAACGATTGCCTGAGGATTTTTATTACTCATTTGAGTAAAACGCATTGATGACCAAATTTCCTCATCGGTAAATTCGCGTAATTCGTCAATGTGAATGACATCGGGCGCGGCAATACCTCTAGCTGCTGAGTTGCCTGCTCTGATTAAGTAACGCGCTCCATTGAAACGCTGAAATATAAACCCGATGGTCGATGGGCGCACCCGATTGTGGGAATCATGATTGCCCGTCAAAATGGCAAGTCAACATCATGGCGCTTCGTATCCTCTTTGGCATTTATAAACTCGATGAAAAAATGCATTTGGC